CCTACACTTATAGTCATTATAAAAGGTCCTTTATACTATTCAATATATACCTTTCGATCTAATGGAGTAAGCTTTGCTCCACAGCCTGCGAATGCATCTTTAGTAAGAATTAGTTTTCCATTACAATAACTTTTTGTAGTTACAGCAGAAATGGGCGTAGTTCCATGATCAGGATCTGAGCATTTATGCATAGCCCCTTCTACGGCTACCACTACTCCGGACACCTTAAATCTACCATCTTGATTATGTGATGTTACAATACCTCCATGATCTGAACTATCACGCTCGCACGCTACTTTTTTACCCATCACCTAACCTCAAATGTAAATGAAGACTTTGCCTTAAATTTCCCTAAACAATCTTTAGCAAAACAACAGTCTGAACTGTAACAACAACTCCACTTTAAGGAGCCATAGCAAGGTTCATATCCCTCTCTCTGTTGAATCTCTCGAATTAGTTCAAATTTACCTTTTGAACCAACATCGATTCCCAAATAACTAGCCCGCTTCTTCACTTCATCAATATCCATATCAAGAACTCCTGAAAAATTCTAATGACACTATGGATTAATATTAACCGAAGTTCCACTTATAGTTACATCTTTTCCATTTATAACTATATTTCCATCTCCATCAATTAGAATATATGTTCCAGAAGGATGAGAAAGTTTAACCTCCTCATCTAAATTGTCAATATAAAAAGTAATCCCACTACTCAATTTAATCACTCTTCTATCAGGATAATTTGTTTCTGCTTCACCAGGAATTCCATACGCTCCACTTGGTGCCTCTGCAAAATAAACTGGCTGTTCGTGATCACCAGCTTCAAAAAAACACCAAACATAAGAATTCAAACTAGGGATAGCAAACCATCCAGAGTCTAATCCCGATCCAGAAAACAAAGGAAACGCCGGAACAACCCAAGGAAGTTCCTCTACTTCTATTCCATCAAATACTCCAAAGACGTTGACCTTAATTCTTCCAAGATGATTTGGATCATTGTTATCAACAACTTTCCCTCGATAATTTCCAAAAAATTTCAATTCATCTTGTTTCAAATTCATTTCTGAGCCTGCTTAGAAACTTCTACAAGTGAAGTTTCAATATCTGTATCAACGCCTGCTCTCACGAGAAGCAGATTAGTTAGATAAGTTTGACCTATTATATGCACAACTCGCTTAACCATCCAGTATCCCGCATGCTGATAAGAAAACAACTTCCCTCTTTTGAGAGCTTCCCCAAAGATTACTAAGACAATATCCCCGGGACTTATATTTTCCAACCCCCAAGTTGAGATCCACATATGTGCTAGATTAGTAAGTTTATCAAATAATATATTTCTAATTTTCTCAGAGAAATCTTCTGTAAAAGCATTACTTCTCCCTAACCCTGTAGTAAACTTGAATTCCGAATCATTATCTTTATCAATTAAAAAATTCTGAGTAAGTCCTGAGTAACCACTAATAGGAGAAGATAGATGTTCATAAGTTCCCGAATTATAATCAAAATAATAATGATTTAAATCCTGCGCTCCAAAATCAGACAATAAACCAGAGTTATCCAACAATCGATAATCCATAACAGGATAAAAATCCTGATACTGTTTGTGACTTACAATAAATTTATATCTCAAAGATGAAGAAAAGAGTTCATTGGTACTCTTGAATACAAAAATTTTCTCTCCGTTCTGGTTCTTAATAAAACAATAGTATCCAGCTTCATTATTTCTACCTCCAAGATTCTTTTTAAGATATCTAAGAAGCTTTATGTTCGTCCACTGTGGCTGCAAAACTCTTTTATCGTAATCCAAAGAAGCTCCAACTTCCGTGCTAGATATTTCCAACTCTTCAGCTGAGATTCTCTCCAAACTTGTTTTAAGATTCCCAGTTAAGGCTCTCCCTCTCTGAGGTGATAACAAACCCTCTACATCTAATAATCCTTCAACTTCATAAAATCTATCCTGTGAAACATTTCTCCTCTTAACCCTAAACTTAAATTGATTTAGTCTATCCAAGTTGGAGCTTCTAGCTACTGATATGCCAATACTGCTTGAACTATTATCATACGGAAATATCTCACCTAACAAACCTGAGGCATCTTTAAGAACCATCTTAAACGTAGGAAGTATACGATCAATATCTAATGTGATAGTTAATACATTTATCATGCCAGGAGATATAGGAACTACTTCATCTCCTATTTCTAAGTTCAAAAGATAATTACCGATAAGTTTGATCATTTTGCTTTACGAACTCGATATTTTCTCTGAAAATTGTAGATATCTATTTCATTAGGTATTTTCAATAACATACCTGGTTCCAGATCAGCCAAAGGATTCTCAATATCATTGTATATCATAATGATCCACCAAAAATCTACTACTCCATAACACTTGTAACTAATTAGATCTGGTCTCTTTACATCTCCAGCAACAACTCTGTAGTATTCGGGGTTATACTCAACTTGATTGCTAAACTCAGAAAGAGAATTCCATAAAAAATCTAACTCTTCTACAGAATTCACAGTCACTTTGTTATAAAAATTGGTTCTATACATCTAGCCCACTACTCAATTGACATGACTGTCTTTCTATAACTATCTTTCAGTGATTCAACAGTCATCATCTCATAAGTTTCAAATACCACATTAACTTCCGCGCTTACTGCATCTCCATATTGATCAAATTTAATAGCATGAGATCCAGTTACACTACTAACGATAACATTGTAAAAAGTTAATAATCTTCCTAACTCCACCATAATAAGATCACCTCCTTTGAGACCTTCAATAGTTTTGGTAGATTCAGAAAAATCTCCTGTAGGTCCTTTCAAATTCAAAAGTCCCTCAGTGGTAAATGGAGTAGGACCTGGAGGACCTAATACCGGAACTCCTCCTAAATAAGCTTTTCCTGCTGATATAAGTCCACTCAAACTTGTCAGCTTTTGTGATGGCTGTGATCTATCAAAACTTTCAGAACTATCTGATGGAAGTGCCATTGATTGAAGAATCCTCACGGGTTCAACCACATCTGTAAATGGATCCTCTATTGCTTCAAATCTCAACTTAAGATTTAAGACCATAGGGGAGGAACCTTGCCACATCCTTCTACTAGTAGATTTAGTTATCAATGATTTCCTACTCTTAGTTAGAACCTGAACTGCAGTATTTCCTTTCGCTAACAAAGAATAAGGGACTAAAGGCTCCCATTTTGATTCTACCTTAGTCAGGATATCTTCTTGAAGAATTCCAACTACTGTAACTGCGTTCCTAAAACTCGTGATTCTAGCTAGATACTCTGGAACTACTCCTTCACCATCTGATCTATACCCACACTCAGAAAGTACTCCATTAGTTGGTTTAGGAAGTTCCCTTCTCCTTGTTGCAAATTGTACAGTATACGTTTCCTTCCTCCTATTTCCAGATTTTGATGTTTGAATATTATCAGGCATGTTTAATCACTTCCTAAAGATAAATTTCCAGACGCATGTGCATTTAATAAAGCATCAGCAGAATCATTTGGATCACCTAACCCAGGCCCTTTAACTTCAGCAGCAGTTCCACGATTTACTTGGTTCGAAAGATTATCTATAGATGAGGATAGTTTACTAATTTGATCCCCTATCTCAGGCATAATCTTCGTAGGCATTAATTCTATTGCTTTTCTAACATTATCTTCTATATTTTCTGTTGCTAACTCTACTTTCGTAGCTGTTCCACCTTTTGCTGCAGGAAGTGCACTAATACTACTCTTAACTTCTGCAGATGTTTCTGAAACAAGGGGTATTCCCATTCCACTTTTAACTCCGGCAAGTATTTCTGAATATGGAGTTAATTCCTTTTGCTTTTTGCCAAGAACTTTTCCAACAATTCCTCTATGATACCATGCTCTCCCTGCTCTCTCCTCAAATTCTTGCCTCTGTTTCATATTCGCAAGTTGCACGGCCAACTGGCCAGATGACTTACCTGTTTTCTTAGAGGCCTCCTCAACGCCTACTTCCTTTACCCAACTTATCCATTGCTCAGAAGATCCCTTTAAACCCTTAGCTGCCTCACGTCTTCCTGCTCTTGCTTCCTCTAACCCCTTAGCAGCTCCTACAGCTTCAGTAACTTTCTTTCCGGCTATAACCGCTCCAGCACCTAATCCCGCAATAATTCCCAACTTAGGAAGCCAAGTTCCTAACATACTTGACATCTTGGTCAAAGGTGCAGTCAAAGAAGAAAGCATTCCTCCAAAAAGACCTTCTTTCGTTTCACCTTTCTTATCAGAAAGTCGTTTAAGCACATCTTTAGTCCACTTAGCCTTATCTGCTTTTCTATCAAAGAAGTAAGTTAACGGAGCTACTAACTCCTCTTTAGAAGGTTTCCTCTGTGCAAAGCCTCCAAACTCAGTCACTTTAGGGCCTCTACGCCTGGCCATAACACCTTGCTCTAATTCCCAAGGACTCAAACCTGTAGCAACAGGCTCTAAGCGCCTCTGGAAAGAAAGCTCTCTTCTAGCCCGAACTTTCTCAGCCAGACCTCTAGAGATTCCAGCAATGCCCTTTGCTGCCCCAATAGCCATAGGAGCAAATGGACCTAGCACAGCTGCTGCTGCTCCTCCAGCAACTCCTTTCACTGCACCTACTAACTCAGGGGCCGTCCTACTCAAGAATGGAAGGACTCCTTCCCTAGTTTGTTTTCTCATCCCTGCCACTCCTCCCCTAACAATCTCATTCGTTACATTTAAACTTTCTGGGGAAATTCCAGTTTCTTCTTGTACTTTACTTATCCTATCTCTCAAAGGACTTATATCTTTAGACGTTCGAACAAAATAATCTCGTTGATTATTAAGAACTTCTATATTCGCTACGACATCTTCAACATCTTGTTTTTCAACTCCTTTAGTTCTCGAAATTGTATCAATCAAATTAATAGTTACTACTGTCAATTTGATTGCGGCCACTACTTCATGCTCTATCTCACCTATTTTATAAATCTTTCTCAGACCCTGAAAAAATCCCAGATAATCTCTAGAAAGCTTCTTACGAATTGCTTGAAGAGAATCAGAGCTAAAAGAATCTATGGAAATATTTTTCATTCTTTTCTGAAAATCAAGTGGAATATACTTTGCTCTTCTTTTCACCTACTTTATGCCTTCACTTTCTATTTGCTTGTACAACCAACCCCAAATATAGTCAAAGGATCTAATATCAACTTTATCAAGAGAATTGAAGTTAAATCCACCTCTACTAAAATAGCATACTTCACACTGCTTCTCCAAAATCCGAGATAAGGGTCTCACCATCCGGATAGAAGAAGTCAAGTCGAAAGGGTATGTTAACAACATCCTCCTCCCCACACTCTGGACACTTATAAGTCGCAGCAAAATCGGGTCCGTGATAAAATTTATTCTGAAATGCTCTAATTCTAGCCATATCTTTTGTCTGATGAGACAACTTAGAAAGCCAATCTATCCTCTCAAGAGTAGACATCTCTCCAGGACCAACTATCGAACGAGCGTATCTATAGATTAGATAATCCTCATGATCATCAGCATACTTTTCAGTCTTTATTTCATCTTCTACTGTTAAGAATCTTAGATCTACATGTATTGGCTTACCATCTTCACCTACCGAAGATAACTTCACAGAATGAGGAACTTTGAAATCTTCTGGGAGCTGTACTATATCTAGCTCTTTAAGATTAATAATAGGTTTGACTACCTTCATACAGTAACTACACTGTGTTTTCCTAACCATCGTTTCGGAGTATGAATTTATATACTCCCATAAAACGATATACATCCTATCCCCTATAGTCAGATCTGTTGGGTCAATTCCTTTAATGATCCCCTTAAGAACTTGAAGATACTTACGTTCAAGATTAACGGGATCAATTTGTGACAAAACTTTTTCATCCTCTATTCTATAAAGTCTGATCACAACATCTTCTGGGTTAACTTTTGGGTAGGGAATACATCTGGACGGGAGGTTAATTGACATGTACTCACTCATCTCTTACTTCTCCTTTCTTCTTGTACTTTACTTAAAAACCAATTTTTCCTAAAACCCCTTTAGCACTTCCTTTAGCAAAATTTGTAACTCCTTCCAATATAGAACCTATTAGAGACTTATGACTAATCCGATCAACACTCATCTCTAATTCTAACCTTAAAACATCTTCCGATGGATATGATAACCCAAGTGAAGGATTTGTTTTAGGCCAACATCCTCTCAACACAAACTGAGTTGATTCAACTCCAGATCTATCGTAAAGAGCTATATAAATAGTCTTAGAATATCTATTCTTAGCAGAGTAATAACCATCTTTATCAATGATTAACTCACGCCAGCCATAGAAGTAATTCAAAACTGAATTATCTACAGGAGAGATAAAAACCAAAGTTACAGATTTTATCTCTTCGAGATCGGCATAAAATCTTTGTTTGGGCCCATATCGCAGAGAAGAAATTGAATTTATACTGTAATCCCCAAATCGCACATCTTCACAATACTGAGAAACAAGTAACCCAAACAATCCATTGATAGTATCTGGCATAAGAAGCTGCCAGTTAAATGTACGTTGGAGAGCCCAAATTCTTCTGAAATAGATTCCTGCTAATCCCGATAAATCGAAAGGGATAGTCTGCATTTTTTACGCCTCAAGCCAATAATCGTAGCTGAATGTACAGCTAAACATAATCACATCTTCAGTATCTTGAGACAAAGGAACTTCTGCAACATCTTCGGGATAGCACCCTACCATTTGTATCTTCAACCAAGTACTTCCAGGAGGATCTAAACATTTCAAATACAAATTAGCTTTCAAAAGTGGATCTAGAGTTCCTATCCCTGTTTTAACTCCTGAAATGGTTTCCTGCCAACTATTTAATGCCTCAAAAACTTTCTTATCCGTACCTTCCCTAATCACTACAGGCCAGGATTGAGACATAGTTATTTTTCCTGGTACTTTCATACCTGGACCTCCTTTGTAGGCCAGCTTGATTCCTCCTAAACCTCTTCCTGGAATCGAAGTGCTAAAAGCTCGAATTTCCAGCGATTCTGCATCCCCTCCCCCAGGAATATTAGGTATAACAATATCCCACAAATACGCTCTTGCAGGGTTTGTTAAATCATTTTTTAGATTATCAACACTCATTACCATTATCTATCTCCTTTTTTACTTTTGAAAGATTAGAATAACTTTCCTTTAGCTATTAACTCTTCAAAGGAAGTTCCAGACTTTGTAACAGTAACCTGTAACTGAACATAGTAAGCCACTCTAACAGGCTTAATAAGCACATCCACCATAAGCTCGTTATTATCAATTCTTGCAGGAGTATTATTAGTCTCATCACAGATAACACGATACCCTGAATCACCCGCCTCTTGCTGAAATGCACCCTGAGCTGCTATCCGATCTAAATACTCATTTAACAAAGCTTCTACTCTAAACCGAGTAATCTCAATGTTAGGCTCAAAAACGAAAGTCCTCAACGATATTGCTATAGATTTCTCAAGTACAATCAGTAGTCTTCGAACATTAAGATCGCTTAAAGCTGAATGTTTCTTCTGCTCGGTTAACTGACCCCAAATTACATTTCCTTCTCCACCAAAATCTTGGAATGGATTAATTTGGTTCTGATGAAGGAGATCCCTTTCACCTTCAGTATAAACTGGATCTATTTCTTGAACATCAAGTATTCCTCGATTAAATCCAGCAGGAGCATCCCAAGGATGACCAACATAGTCATTATATGCTATTTGAGCAGCTCTATATCCAGAAGGCGGAACTTCAACTAGCTTATCATTATACGAATCATATATTGTTAACCATGGAGAATCAAGCACGCAATAACTTGAATTGAACGACTGCGTACTATTCCTCCAAGTAACTGTATCAGTTGAGGAACTGGTTACACTGTAAGGAATGTCAAGGAGTGCTACACAATCCAGTCGTGCTTCAGCAACTGTCTTCATCTTCAATTGAACTGCAACAGAAGTCTCACCACCGTTAATAAGCAATCGAATATCAACCACGCTAGGATTGATAAACTCATCCCAACCTGTAATAAGCTGCCCATCCGTGATATCACTTCCATCTGATCCACCTGTGAGTACCAACCGAGTACTCTGAGCTTTTGGCAGAATAGTATCAGCTAGAGCACTATCTGCTACCAAAATATAATCGCTCACACCATTAATTTTATCCT